TTTTTTTGACTTCTCTTTTTAAAAGCAACTTCAACCCCGCTTGCAGTCAGAGCGCCCCGGCTTCCTGCAGCCGCTTGAAGTGCTTCATTCGTTCGTCGGCTGGCAGTTTGGCAATCAAGGCCAGCGCCGGACTTTGCGGGCCTCTAGCCGGTCTTTTCTTGGGCGGCAGCATGAACCCCATGTGGCGGGCAATTCGAACGCCCACAGGCACCGGCTCCGGGCTTTTGTAGCCTTCCAAGTGCCACCGGGACAACAGCGAGTGCGTCCCATGCGGATACTTATCCGTGAACACCTGCGCCGTGTTGTACGCGTCGTTCAAATCGTCGCCCCGGAATACCCATCGGTCGGCCACTAGGCCCATCGGATTGCAGCCGAGCCGAACGACGGCGATGTGGCAGCGCATCAGGTTGCCGTTGCTTGCGCCGGCCGTAAGTCCCTTAATCGCCGCCGAGACAACCGGGATCTTCATCCGGTCGAGCCGGTTCATGCGCACCACGTATTCAAGCACCGAATCCCGCAGTTGCTTGTCCACTTGGCTGATGTTCTGCATGATGAAAAAAATGTCCCACCCGTATTTCCTCGCGTGGATCACCCATTCCAGCATCGCCGCCCTGCCCTTGTCCTGAAAATCGCGCGTGTTGAGCCAACTTCCGCATTCGTCCAAGATCAGTGCCCCGTTTTCGCTTTCGTCGAAGCCCTTCAACAGCTTGGGTTGCTGTTCGGGCGCATCGCCGACCAGCTCGCCGCCAACGATCTTGACGTTCGGCTGAAACTCCACAAACTTGTTTCCCGATCCGATCATGTACAGGTCGGTCGGTTTGGGCTTGTCGGGTAGCCTGATGACCGTCGAGCGGTCGTGCAACGGCATCAGCTTATCCAGGAACACATCGCAGTTCGTTGCCACGCGCCGCCCTGCCTTCAAGTACTCCCGCAGTTGCCGGATACCGCATTTGCCCTTACCGGTTCCGAGCTTGCCTGTTATCGCATAGACCGCCATGTCGCCCCCGTTAAACGATCATCGTCCACATCTTCTTTTTGAAGATGTAGAGTTGGCACGCCAGCCACACAGTGAGATAGCAGCTTGCCAGCGTGTACGTCGTGTTGTTGAACACAATGCCCAGTCCCATCATGAAGTACTGCCCCCAGGAAGGAACGCTGCCGATTGCTGCGATCGTTGCGCCGCAGACCCCGCTCACGCCCGCGCAGGACATGAACGAAAGCCAAATCGCCGCCATCATCGACAGGAACACCGCCGCTTGTGCCACCTTCGCCGCCTTTTCCATCACCATGAACTTAGCGAAGAACGAGAACAGGAAGGCGAACAGCCCGTAGAAAAGTTTGCCGAACAGGATCATGTCGTTACGCCTTTATCGCTTGTTGAATTTGGCTGATGGAACCCATCACCACGAAGAACGCGACCACCAGGCCGAACAGCGCCCGGAACGCGTCAACGCCTGGGCAGATCGGGATTTCCAGCATCGCCGACGTGATCGGCACCGGCACGCGCGGATTCACACAGGCAGTTGTTGGAATCGTCGGAAACCAGCCCTTGTTAATGCCGGAAGTCTGTTCGTTGATCTTGCCCCATTCGGTGTTCCGCGCTGTGTTCGCATCCTCAATGGTTTTTAAGTCCTTAACCTTGTCCATCGTCTCCGCTTCGGGCATTCCAGTTTCGTCAATCTGGCACTTAGGCCGACCGGGAGAGCCGCATTCAATCGGGCCGTCTGCCGCTGCCTTTTCCGGTTCTGTCGTGGTTGCTGGCGTCTCGGTTGTCGTGCTTACTGGCGTGCGCACACCTGCCGGACTGATGTTGGTCGTGGTCGTGGTCTTTTCTTCTTTGAACGTCGGTGCGACCGTGGCCGCATCGCCCACCCTTGGCCATGGAATGTTGGGAATAACCTTGATCTGTTCGCTTGTTTCCACCGTCACTGTGCTGCCGTCCGGTTGAACCTTAACTTCGGTTTTAACCACGGTTGGCGCGGTCGTGACAGGCGGCGCGGAAATCGTCACCGGCGTTGCTGCGGGCATCAATTCCGCAGCCGGGATCAGTTCAGGCGTTTTCGCTGCATCGTTGCGGATTGCCTTGTAGAGCTTCACTGTGTCCGCGCTCGGCCAGCCCGAACTGGCGGCAATCGCATCGGCCAAGGCTTGGTCGTTCGCAAACGGCTGCGTAGCTTCTTGCGTCGGCGGGAGGCATTGCCCATTCGTTAGCGCGTATTGGCAAGCGTAGCGGTTCACCTGATAAGTGCTGCCCGAACCGTTTTTCCAGATGGTGCACTGATACCAAGTATCGGACACCTTTGCGCCAAGTATGCCGACCGCACCTTCTCCGAATATCGCCGCGACCGGCTTTTGACACGCTTCAGTCGGACTCGTGTAGTTGTTTGCGCTATATGAGGCACGCCAAACGTAAGCCGAATTTGTCGGGTCTTCGACGACGGTAGGTGCTTTGCAAAAGAAATTCGGTGGCGGGCAGGTTGAGACGCCGGAATTCTTCACCCAGTCGTACACCTCGTAAGCCGTGAAAGCCGCGCCGACAATGCCAGCGCCCCGAATCACCCTTGCCGCGTTCGTTGCCAACGTTGCCTTGCTGACCGTTGCCGTTGCTGTGACCGGCACCGGAATGCGCATCCCGGTCGAAGTCGTAACCGTGACGCCCCCGGTTGACGTTGCCGCCATGCCGCTTCCCATGTTCGCCAACGTGACGCCCGGCGTGTTGTTGATGATGTTCTGTATATGGTTCAGGCCCGCGTAACTAGTTGTGGAGGCGAAAGACGAGAGGGCAAAGGCGCTCAGTAGTAAAAGAAGCACTATCCGGGCAATACCGAGCCTGTGTGCTGTACGAAATGCGGTCATCGAGATACCTGTTCGGTGTTGGCTGCGTGGCGCAGCCGGACAAAAAAATGCCCGCCGTGAGGCAGGCCCCAAGGCGGGCATTTCCAAGCATGGTGCTTACTTGGCGGCGCCGAACGATTTCTTCATCATGCGGATGCCCCAGAACGCGCCAGCGACCAGGACGGCCACGCCGAAGGCTGCGGTCGTGTAGGTGGTTGCTTTCGCGCCCAGTGCGGTAATCGCGGCTACGCCGGGATCGCTGCCTTCTTGTGCCAGTGCCAGGCCCGACAGAGCCAAGCCGGTTGCGCCGACGACGAGTTGTTGACCATACTTGCGAGCTTGATTGAACGGTTTCATGCTTGTTTCCCTGAGAGTTTGGAGAAATTCGGGAAAACCCCCGCGCTTCCTCCGTCGGCGCTTAATCCCCCCGGAACGGTAGGCCCGCTGCGCGGACCTACCATCCCGGTTGTCTTAATCTATGACTTCGAACGCTTTTCTTACCAAGAGCAACACATACCCGACCGCGTAGCCGAGCGCGAAGCCGCTCGTGCAATACGCAAGGATCGTCGTAACGGTCATAGACTGTTCCACCTGTTCAGGATGAACCGAATCAGGTAGCACCCGGCCATGAACGCGGCCAGCAGCGCCAGAATCACCAATACGTCGTAGCTCAAAACAACCACTCCTTTATGCTTTGCCAGCGACTGCCGAACATGAAGCCCAGGACCGTCACGATCCCGGTAAACGCTGCCCACGCGGCAAACTCGAATCCCGGCATGTGTTCGATGAACTGGAGCGCGGCGACCGTGCCCGCAGCCCATACCGTGACGACTGCCGCCAGTTCCACCAACAGGGCGAGCAGCAGCGCTAAAAACGTGCGCTTTACGCGTGCGTCAGTCACCGTTGACCACCTGCTATCCAGCCGAGAGCGAAACAGACCGCGACGCCGACGCCGAGAAGCACTGTGCTGTTTTCGGTTGCTGCGCCGGTGAAATCGGCAGCTTGCGCACTGGCGGCAGTCAGCAGACCGCCGAGCAGCACGCCAAACGCGAGCCAACCGGCGTTCTTCATTACGAAACCGCTTGCAGGATCATGTCTGCCGACTGGACGCGTTCGCCCTTGCCGGTCGTGAAAGACTTTGCGAAACCTGTCACGTTGACGACTGTTTGCAGATACTCACCGACACCGGCGAGCTTTTGCGGCGACTGAACGAGAACAGCGCCCGGAGACGTGAACTCGTCGGGCGCTGCCTGTTTAACGCGGTGTTCGTGGACGGTTGCGCCGTTGCGCTCAAACGTGCGGTAGTTGTCGCACTTGCCGTTGATGAATGCTTGGTTAGGCTTTAAGCCTTGTTTCGGTGCGGTTTGCGTGGTTTCCACTTTGCGGTTCCTGTGTTGACGTTGAGAAAAGTTACTGCCCGCGAATATTGCTCCCGAGCAGTTAACCTTGTCAACACAAAAACGCTTTCTGTCATTACTTTTTTAAGCCGCGTTCAGTTCGTACCACTGAGGCACGTCCAGCGGAGCGACTTCAATCGACCGCATGACCGGCACCAGCGCGGCGACGTTGCGCTTCTCTGCAATGTCGATGCCGTACTGCCGCAGGACTTTGCTGTGCCGGTAGAACGTCGCCCGCGACATCAACGGCGCAACGTCAATGCCTTGCATCCAGGCCGCGGCGTGCACCCGAGCCGAGCGCGGGAGGCATTCCAGAATCTCCGCGTCGGTTTTATCTTCCCGCAGTGCGCAGCGCCGTAAGATTTCCTCTTTTTCCTTGAATAATTCCGTGACGGTTCCCATTGTCCAATTCCCCAAATAGGTCAGTTTCCTGTGCTTCAAAAAGTCCTTTGCTAGCTTTATTTCCAGCCTGACTATCCCGTTTGCTTCCGCGAACTTGTACGCTTCCGATTGCTTCATTGCTTCCTTTGCTTCAGCGCCTTTGCAGTGCGCCAGCATTTCATCTGCCTTCACATACAGTTCCGTCTGTGCGTACTTCAAACTCCCCCACACGACCGTCGTGTTTCCTAGTCTGCCCTTCTTGACACGTGCAACGGTCTGAGTATCGCACCAATCAATGACCGCCTTGGCGTTTTTGGCGCTTCCCGTTGCGTAGTTCTGCGTCAGGTGGATTTCCCAAATGCGGGCACCCGACCACGGCATTTCCGGCGCGTCTGCCGGGTCGGTAAATTCATCCGGCAACGTCTCTTGCGCGAAGCCCATTTTCTCCATTTGCGCCCGCGTGTACGGGTCGCGGTCGCCTTTTTCAAAAGCGAACAAACGGCTTCCCGTTAGCAGTTTTTGCTCTCTGACGATGTCGTTACACTTTCGGATAGTTGCATCCAGCCCCAAGTTAAACAGGTTGTCGGCCCGGCACCAGCGCCCGACGTTGCCCTTCAAAGAAACAGTGCTGCCGTCGCTGCGCAGTTGGAGCTTGGTTTCGTGCGATCCGTGAACCCATGCCGCCGTGAAACGCTCCCCGACGATTTCTTCCGCTTCTACGACCTTGCCTTCAAGGTTGATGTCGCCAGCTTGCCGGTAGGAGATCGTCCGGACGCCCGCGATCTCCCGAATCCAGCCGGGCCGCCCCTTTGCGGTTATTGCTATCTTATCAACGAAAATCAT